AACACAGTCGGAGATGCAACAACATCTGTTCTTAATGCTTACGGCTTAGAGGCAGATAAGGCGGCCAAGCTGGTTGATGGGTTTATCCAGACGCAAAACGACGGCAAAATTGTCATTGGCGAATATGCGGCCAACATCGCAAAGGTGGCCCCTATCGCGTCCGCGCTAGGTGTGCCGCTTGAAGAGGTAAACGCTGCAGTAGCGCAAATTACAGGAGGGGGCGAAAAAGCAGAAGTTACATTTACATCCCTTAAGAACGCATTTGCTCAAATTGCTGGGGGCAAAGTAGGAAAAGAGTTCAAAAAATTTGGTGTTGAGATTAGCGCAGCGACACTAAAAAGTGATGGCTTGGCAGGCACGCTTGAAAAGATTAAAGAAACAGGGGCCGACACCGGCACCATTATCAAGGCTTTTGGGATTGAAGGTGGGCAAGCAATAATCTCATTGCTTGGCAATACAGAAAAATACAATCAACTGCTTGAAAATCAAAGGAACTCTCAAGGGGCTGCGGCAAAAGCTGCTTTTACAGCGTCGGACACCATCAACGGTGCAATCAAAAGGCTGCAGACAGCGTTCAGCAATATTTTCTCTGATGGAGCAGAACTTGGTCTGCTGTTGAAAGGCACCTTTCAAGTGGCTGCCGTCACTGTTGAAGTGTTTGGGGCAGCGTTAAAGCTAGTTTTTGCCCCGTTGCGTGGCTTGATTCAAGGCGTCCAGTCTTTCTTTAAGGAGTTGCAGCCCTTTGGTGAAAACATCAACCTGGCATACGAGCTAGAAAAAGGATTCCAAGCCGTGATGGCTGGCATAGATTTTGCTACAAAAGCTGTTACGGGATTTAACGCTGTTGTTACTAGCCAAATCATAGGTGCTCTAGGTCATGTTCTTACTTTTGCGAACAGTATTAGAGAAGGCATCGTCAGCATCTTTAACGATCTTGGCGCGACCATACGAGACACGCTGGCCAACCTTTACGCCAACATTCCACGCCCAATTCAGTTCATCATTGAGCAGGCAGGCGAAGGTTTCAAGGCGGTCACGGGCTTTTTAGGTGATGCCGTTTCTGGTGTAGTTGGCCAAATAAAAGGGGCAGGGCAAGGGATTGCCGAGGGCATCAAAGAGCTTGCTGTTATTGGTGGAGCAGTACAGCAACAACCCGGCTCTCAGCCTGCAGCTGCAAACGCAATTCAGCAGACAAACAATGCCCTAAGTGGCGCAACCAAGGACAGCAAAGATCAAGGAAAGGAAAAACTTACAGAGCGGGAGAAGCAGTTACAGGCCGCAGCAAAGTTGACTCAACAGCTTGAACGTCAAAACGAGCTTGACGCTTTAGGCACTGAAGAAGCCCGCAAGCTGAAGCAGCTTGAGTTTGACAAGCTTGACATCAAACAAAGGTTCCCAGAGCTAACAGAAAAAGAAGTAAAGGCAATCCAAGATCTTCTGCAAGAAAATTACAACATCACAGAAGAAAAGAAAAAGCAGAAAGAACTAGACGACAAGGCGGCTGAAGCTGCGAAAAAACTAAAGGAGTTCCAGGAACAAATAGGCTCGACCATTCAGGCTGGTCTGGTTCAAGGCATCCAAGACGCCATCACAGGTGCCAAGTCACTTAAAGAATCGTTCTCCGGCATCCTCAAACAACTGGGCGGAATGTTCCTCAATGCAGGCATCGGCGGGCTTGGCAAGTCTTTGGGGATTCCTGGTTTTGGGATGGCAGAAGGCGGTTACGTCAGTGGTCCTACGCCTGCTCTTGTCGGAGAGGGTGGTGAGCCTGAATACGTCATCCCGTCCAGCAAAATGAACGAAGCCATGGGGCGTTATGCCCGTGGTGCTCGCGGTGGTGCTGTTATCCCTGACGGCCCGGGTGGTGATGCTTCTGGCGGCATGACTGGTGGCGGTGGTTCTATCGACGTGAGCTACAGCGTTGAGCGAATCAATAACGTCAACTACGTCACTGCTGCTGAGTTTGAACGCGGCATGGCGCAGGCTGCAAAACGCGGTGCAGAGCTTGGCCGTCGCAATGTCTACAGTGATCTTGTGAACAAGCGCAGTGTTCGTAGCAGGGTTGGCGTATGACACTTGAAGCAATCACCACGTTTATCTTTTTCGAGGATGACGCGGGCGCTGATCAAGGCCGGTATCAAAACAGCAACACTGCCGACACGATCACGTTTGACTCAAACCCTTATGCGTTCTTGCCGTTCATTTACAACGGCGCAACCAAGAGCTTAGGTGGCGACAACATTGAAAGCACGCTGACCTTTGCCAACAACCGGCTCAGCCTTGCTAAGGCTTATGAGGCGGTTGAGAACTTTTGGTCAGTGCGAGTGGACACGGTGCTGATGCACCCGTCGACATTTCTGCCTAACAGGACGCTAACGACTGAATACTGGATCCCGTCCAGCATTAGCTACAACGTTGAAGGCGTGCAGCTTTCACTCAGCACGGCTATCGATGCTGTCACCTCGGCTATTCCGAACAAGGTACTGCGGTCCAAGGATGTTGGTGCTTTGCCTGTCAGCTCGCGGATTGCCAACGCTTGATTGAGCCTTATGAGCTGATTGGCTTGCCGTATCGCCTTGGCGCTGTGCCAGAAAAGCATGGCGCTGCAGATTGCTTGACTTTGGCAAAAGCTGTGCTGACCTGGCACGGGATTGAGTCTCCTTGCGCAACGCGCTCTTGGTACAGAAGGCTCAGGGCTAAGGACTACTCAATTTTTTGGGAGCAGCTAGAGCTATGGGGCACCAAAACAGATGCCGCTAAAGTGGGCACAATCGGGTTAGTCCATTGCGCTGATGGCAGCTATGGGCTGGCTTCTTTCTATGACGACGGATGGCTTCAATTCAAGGACCGTCGAGTGACATGGATCCCCTGCAGCGGTCTTACTCCCGCCGCTCTTTACTGCCCGCAGAACAGCAGATCATTGATGTTCTTGGCCTGACCAATGATGAGTATTGGGAGTTTTGCCGTTTAGTTGATTGCAAGGCAAAAGAACGAGGCGAGGAATATGCGTCAATTCCAGAAATCGTTGCAACTGGCGAGCCCTTAACGACTTATCAGATTGTCAGTCTCATTCTCGGTGTAGTTAGCACAGCTGCGTCGATTCTCCTGCAGCCTGACCCGCCGACATTTGAGCAAGCGCCTGCTGCGATTAGAACGGCAGACATTCGCGGTCAGACAAGGTTTGCGGAGCTGTTTAGCTTTGACAGCGTTCAGGACCTTGCGGCTCTTGGCAGCATCATCCCATTGATCTTTGCCAAGCGTGAGCAGTTGCCTGATGGCAGTGAAGTTGTCGGCGGCATCCGGGCAAAGGGTTTGCTGCTTTGGTCGCAGTTGCTCAGCCTTGGTTCGCACCAAGAGCTAAAAATGCTGACCACGTTGGGCCTTTCTGAGCTTGGTGCAACGCCTGATGCACAGGGTTTAGCTATTGGTGACCAGCTTCTACGAAACTATCAAGAGGCAAGGTACAGGGCTTATTTCAAAGACAACATCGCGACTGCTGCCAATAACTTCGACAGTGGTGGCCGTATCAATCTCAGCGATGCAATCACAAATGCTGGTCAGCTTCCTGCTGATATTGATGGTGATGTATTCCTTGCCTATGACCAACTCAAAAACAACTTCCGCCCGCTACTGAGTGGCACTAGGACGCCAAGCTCACAGCGTGCTTTTGGCTGTCATTCACCAATCTCTAACGGCTCACCATATTTCTTGCCTTATGACATCGTCCAAATTTTTGACAACGAAGAAACCCTGCGAAACAAGAGGGACAAAATCAACGGTTTGACTCTTGATCTCAATGTCAGGCCATATGCAGGACGCCAGGCGATGGAGCGTTTGAACAATGCCGTCGTTACTGGCACCAATCAAATCGACGTAGGTGATACGCTGACTTTTAGAAATTCAGCAGCCCGTGAAGCACCTGATGCGTTCCCTCCGCATGGTTTAGAAGATGTAAATACAGCTATTGACACTAGAATCAACAATGCCGATACATTGGTCAATGTCGGAGATTTGTTTGCTTTTGGCAGCGCAATAATTCAATGTCAGAAACGCCCTGATACTCCTTATGAAAGCCCGCAAGGCAATGACCGACAGTTTGAGTTTGTCTGCAAAGAGCAAGGGTTCGGGTATTTCCAAAGCGCAGACGCTGATCCGCTGACTACAGCAAATAAGCCGTTTGGGCAGCATCTGCAGCGCGTTGATATTGCAACCATCACTAACAACCGCGTTTGCGACCAAACGGAGATTGGCATTAAAAGCGTTGTGTTCAAGCGCATCGACAATTTTGCCAACGTTAATTCAGAACCTCCTGCTGAAATTTTGCAGGAGTATGAAAAAGACAAGCAAGGTTTTTCGCTTGGCAGGGTTTCAACGTTTCAAACTCGGTATAGCTTCTTCAAGATTAAATTTAGAGAAGTAGGGGCTAGCAACGACACTGCTTTTACAGACATCAGTGCTGGGCAAATTTTTGCTGTGCGCGGCAGCAATCCGCAGCCGCAATACAACACAATTCGCATCAACCACAATCCCGGTCAATACGAGTTTAAGATTATTCCCGTCACAGGAAGCACAGCAGATGGTTTATATGTCGATATTGATTCGCAGTCAAACTATGTGCAGCTTTTGACCGGCACAGGCAACAACGTTATTTACCCTGGCGGCAACATACGAGTTAGCTATACAGGCGCACCGACAAAAATCACTGACTTAATGGCGTCTAACGACGAGTTTTTCTTTAAAAGTGTAGAAGCTGGCACACCTGTTCAAGGCAACGTTCGGGCTCTCAATAAATACACTGTTGGTGAATTGCCTGAGGAAGCGCGATGGACAAGAATCACTGACCCAATAGTTGATCAAAATGCAGACACTGCTGAATTGACTACAGGTGTTTATGTCAACGTTGATAATCCGACAGCTCCTGGCGCGGTTTATGCGAAGTGGGAGGGTGAGATTGTTGAGCTTGGTTCTGTTTATCAGTACGACCCAGCTGATTTTGTTAAAACTGTTCCGGCTGTAAAAGAATGGCACACTACGACCTCAGGAACCCGTGTTTTAGATAGCGTTACCAACGACTTTTACGTTCAGACGACCACTGGCGGAGTTCTTTTTGCTGCTTTCTTTAATGGCGTCAATGTCACAAGCACTACGCAAGCACCAAGCCCTGCAGACCAGAACGACAATGCCTTGTATCGCATAGTTCCAGATTCAATTCCAGTGTCCGCAGGTGGCTTTCTTTACTACCCGATTGAAAAAGGGGAATACAGAGCGACTAGAACAGCTCTTAATTTATACAAAATCGCCAAATATGAATTTAACCAAGATGCAGTCCCGTTTGTTTCTGGCGGTGGTCCTACTGATTACAGCCATGAAGCCTACGGTGGCAATGGTTCAGGCTTGAAGGTCAATGCTTCAAGCTTTGCTGTTGGTCAATGGCAGTGGATTATTTCAGACCCAGGTTCTGGCTATCAGCAAGGCGAGGTTGTCCGTTTTCAATTTGCTGATGGCACGTTAGTTGATGTGCAAATTACGCAGGTTGACACAGTTTTCATTAACGGACGAATTCGCCCAGGGCTGAATCCTAAGGATGCGATTGCCGATTATCCAAAGTTTGATCTTGAAAAAACTAGCCACCAAGACGGGCCAGAGCATGAGGTGGTTTTTGTAAATGAGATGGTGCGCCCTGAAGAGGACAAGCCAGATTTTGGGGCTGCTCAGTACAACGACTTGTCTCTGCTTGGCTTGCGTGTTTTGGCAGGTAAGGATTGGTCTTCTATGGGCCAGCTCAGTGCTTACATCAAGGAAGGCATCAAGGTTGAGCGGCTGATCAATGATGACGGCACAACGGCTTCACTAACTGCAGACCCTGCATCAACCAATAACTTTGCTGAGATTGCTTTTAACTTGCTGGTCAGCTCTCGTCTCGGCGCAGGCAAGCGAATCCCAAGGGACACGATTGATCGTGATGCCATGGTTGTTGCGGCAAAGTTCTGCCGCGCCAATGGCTTCCGCTTCGATGGCGTCGTTGGTGATCGTGTTGGCTTGCGTGAGTTCATACACGCGAACGCAGCGTTTAACTTGCTCGACTTCAGCATTGTCGGTGGCAAGTTTTCGCTAACGCCCTCTGTCCCTTACAACCCTGCAACGTTCGTCATCGAGCCAGCGCAAGACATCACTAAGAGCGTCAAAGCTCTATTCACCGATGGCAACATGAAGGATATGCAGGTGAGTTTCTTGCCAACGCAAGAGCGTCAGCTGTTCAAAGCAACTGTTGCCTACAGGCAGGAGGAGGAAAATGGGTTCTCGTCTCAACGGGTAACGCAGCTGCGTTTTCAAGACATTGACGGTGGCTCTGATGGTGACCCTGAAGAGTTCATTGATCTGACGAGCTTCTGCACAAGCGCCAAGCACGCCAAGCGCATCGCCCAGCACAAGTTGTTGCTGCGCAAGCACAGCGAGCACAACATCCAATTCAAGACAACGCCAAGCTCTGCTTTGAGCATTGCTCCTGGTGATTACATCAAGGTGATCTCAAACGCATCGCACACAACTCGTTTTAACAACGGCAGCGTCGATGAGTTTGGTGGCGTCACCTCAACAACTGCTCTTGCTGATGGCACTTACACCGTCTTTTTCTGGCGACCGGGTGAGACAGAGGTGCAGGAAGGCCAGCTACAGGTTGCCGATGGCAAGACAGGAGATGAGGTGTTTTTCAGTTCAATCTTTACGATCAAGATGCAAAACCAACAAAAACGCATCTACAGAGTGACGAGCCTGACTATCGATGATGATGGTTTTGTGGACATCGGCGGCAGCTATCAGAAGGTGGACCAGGCAGGTAGGTTGGCTATTCTGAACGCTGAGAACGCGCTGTTTGACGTTGTGGACTGATGGCAGCAGTAAGTTTTCCAGCACTGGTCCCTAGCAGTCGTTCATATACGCCTGGTGTTTTCCCTGAGCAGCAGTTCCAAGCGCAGAACGGTGCTGTTGTCCGGGTCCGTTATGGCAACCAGCGGTACAGCAGCAGCCTTTCGCTGACCTTTGCAAACATCACTGACGCAAACGCCGCATTGATTTTGCAGAACTTTGTGGATGTGATGGACGACGACAACTACGCCGAGTTCACCACAAGCAACGTCGCGGCTGGAGCATCGACAGAGCTTGTCCCTTGGATCAGGGAGACGAACAGCCTGTTGAAGTGGAAATATGCAGAGCCCCCATCAGTTACGAGCGTTAAACCAGGACTGTCTACAGTGACGTGTGAGTTCATTGGCGAGCTTGAGGGTGCCTGACCATGGCTAAGTATTACGCGGGTCAAGACGGCAGCGTTGAGCTTGGGGGCAATGCAGTCGCCAAGGTTGTGCAGTGGTCTCTAACTGCCAACACTGATGCGCTTGAAGTAACGGTGCTGAACGAGGATGTTCGGACATTTACGACTGGAGTGCGGTCTGCATCTGGAGCGTTGACTGTTCTGTATTACGACGACGCCCCGGTCAAGCTGCTGAATCAAGTCAACCAAGACACCACGGCAGACGCTTCAATCACTGCGACCGCCAGGTTGAAGCTGAAGTTCGACGATAAGTTTTTGGAGTTTGACGCGGTGCTGACTAGTGCCGAGCTGGCCTGTGTCGTCGGTGAAGTGATGCGGGTAAACGTGAACTACACAATGAGCGGTGATTTCACCAGCAAGTCGCTATGACCGTCTTTGTAGGCAACTCAGGCGTCGTCAAGCTGCGGCGCAGTACACCTGCCACCACGTTCACCAGCACGGTTGACCCTGGCGACGTAAACGTCACTAAAAAGCGGTTTAGCTTCGACTTCCCGCAAGAGATGCTGCTGACGGGTGATCGGCTGCAGATCAAAAGCACCAACGGCGCAAACCTGGCTTTTATTGACGGGTCTGGCTGGGACGGCGGCAGTCAGCTGCCTGACGGCGCTTGGTACATCAACGTTGACGAGCTTGGCGGCATTTGCCTCTACAACACGTTTGCTAATGCTTTGAATGGCGGCAGCACGGGCAAAATCACGCTTGCTGCGATCACAACCGCTATCCCGATTGAGGTCAAAAGCGTCCAAGCTGAATACAACATCCTTGGCTTGGTCCGCTCTTTTGAACTGAACAACGACCGCGAGGTTGTAGACGTGACGGCGTTGAGCGATGAGTTCCGCAAAAACGAAAGCAGCCTGATCAGCGGCAGCGGCAGCATTGAATGTCAGTTTCACTACGACCCAGACGTTGCTGGTCTCACGGTTGATTCAGACGTGCCGAGCTATCTGCATGAGCTAATCCTCAGGCAGAAGCTGGGCGCTGAGTTTGACGCTGAGCTGCACATTGTCGAGAAAGGCAAGAATCTAGACGCAACGGGAGACCAGTTTTATTTTGAGTTCAAGGGCATCGTGACCAACGCTGCGATTGGTTTA